CCTGCAGCCATCTAAGAGTAATGCCAGTCGACTCACCAATCGCAGACCAAGCACCAGTCACAATATCAACTGTCGATTTCCAGAGCGTCACGAAAATCTGGGAGACGTTGGTTGCCATCGCGGACACCACATCCCACACGAATTTTGCGTAAAAGGTGACCACTCCACCGAACTCAGCCCAGAGAGCTTGCCCCTGTGAGGTCATGGCCTTCAAAGCACCGACAACGCCGTTTGCAACAGATTGAAACAATGGAACTATAAACTCAAGCACTGGTGCAAGCGCGGACCCAATCCCAACACTCAACATCTTGATCGTAGACCAAAGCGTACTGAACATATCATTCAGTCTCGCTGCTGCCGCTGCTGTATCGCCATCCATCGTTAAGCCAAGTCGCTCGGCTTCCTCACGCATAGCGTTCAAGCCTTCAGGACCATCGGATAACATAGGAATTAACGCAGCCCCTGCCTTGCCGAAAGTATTCATCGCAAGAGCTGCACGCCGGGATGGGTCCTCGACTTCACTAATGCGCTCGGCAAACAGATTGAATTGTTCCTCGGGATTCAAGCCCTCGAAATCACTGATTGACAGGTTAAGCATATCCAGGTTATCAACCGCAGTAGACAAACCAAGCTCAGCATCAATGAACCCCTTCTGCATTTTCCGCACACCCTTTTCGACCGCCTCAAGACTCGTGCCACTCAGCTCTGCGGCGTGCTTCAGTTCAGACAGCGCTTGAACAGAAATACCTGTTCGCTTCGACATCTTGTCGAGCTGATCGCCAAGCTTCAAGAAATTGCGAACGCCTACAGCTGCAGCCACGGCAGCGGCAAGTATGGCACCTTTTGAGAACTTGGCCAGCGCAGCACCAGCCGCTTTCAGGCCACCGAGAAACTTCTTTTTTTTGAGCAGCAGTTCGACATAAGCACCGCCAGCCTTAATGTCTCGCGACATAACGTTCTACCAATCTTTGAGCTGATTAGGATCGTAGGGCATGACGCTGTTAGCCACGCTACTTGTGCCGCCAAGGATTTCAGCCTTGCCACAGGCCATGATGACCAGCACTCGCATCGTCAGTCCGTTTGGGTGGACTCCGACGAAACCGGCGAGCTTGTAGCACTCTTCAGCTGCGTCAATACCTTTTCGATTTCCGCGTCCGCCTTCGCCGCTAACTTTTCCGATATCTCTGCTGCCAGCTCTGGACTGTTGATTCTGGTAGCTGCCTTCTCGATCGCCGTTTGCCGGATCTTCTCCTGCGAGGCGAACATCTCCAGCAGCACCCTTGTTCGTCTCGGGGTAAAATTCACAATGGCCTTGAGCAGTGCATCAGTGGCTCTATCGATCGCGTCACCAATAACCCCCAGATAAAACGTTTCTTCAGATACACCACGCGACTCGCGCTCTACCTTGCACAGTAAAAAAATGACCCGGCACAGCAACACTGGGTCTTCAAGCATTCGGTTGTAAGTATTGTCTTCTTCACTGTCGTGCTGAAGAAAGTTCGCGTCACAATCTTCACGGATCGCCATGATTGTCGGCGCATCAATCGCTATAGTCCATTCACGATCCTGGGAGTCTTTGAACGTTGCCATTGCTACCTATGTGGGTTTACGGAGTCGAGTCTTGAACCCATAGAAGCTTCAGAGTTGCAACATTCGCCGAAGACCCGTTGCTTGCTATGCCATTTGTGATCGGATTGCCAGTGAATGTGTTGGTATCACCACCAGTGATATCGAACGTTCTCGGCACATTTGCGACAAGGGCAATTTCATCGATCTCCGCAGCTCCCGAATCCAGCAACGAAACATGAGCTGCAGAAGTTTCCGTTGAAACTGCAAAATACGCCTGCACGGCAAGCAACGACAGTTCGTCACCATCGATCGAACAATTGAATGCCACTCGCGGAGCAGCGACTACAGCTGTTGTAGCGGCTGGCAGGACAGAGCCGCTGCCTGAATTATTGGCACCGATAGGCACAACATCGCCCGATACAGTACCCACCGTGATTTTGTACCTGGCGCCGCCTGACCAGTACAAATCAATCACCTGGGCAGTTGTGATACCATGGCCAGTAGCTAGCGTCAGCGATCCGGTTTCGTCGTCGGTTCGCGATGTCAACGTTCCCGCAGCACCAGCAGCAAGAGCGATGTCGTTCACGCCCCCACCGTCTCCGCTCCTCGGCGTGTTGCTGGTAATAGCGCCCCCAAGACCTGCGACGGTGACTGAAAGGTTTAGAGTTTTCCTTTACCGGCTAGATTGGAGAGCTGTTAAAACGCGACTGGGGGCTTAGGTATACGCGACCGGTGTGCGTCCTGAGCCTCGCGTTGGAGTTGCTGTAAATGTGATCGCCTGCTCGCCAGCAAGTGGCCAAGGATCACTTTGTGACAACGTAAAGTCGCCATCAGGTCCCTTGCCTGACGAAAAGTCCTTGCCGCGAAGTGCAACAGCTGCACCGGCGGCAACAGCAACCCGCAAAGCCTCAAGAGTCGTGTCGGTCGAATCATTCAGCATCACCCACTCAATCTGAAGCTTTCGCAGCGTCACGTGCTCAGTCTCGATCGGTGCAACTGTACTGTCGCCGCGCACTGTCGTGTTGCCACGCTCCACGTCGCGACTAACGGTAATGTCCTTGCAATTGGTGATCAGCGTTGACGCTGTGGAACCAGGGGCACCGTAATACAGCATGCCCTCGAAACCCATTTTTTGATTTGCCAATTGACTAGCCTCCTATTGATCCGCGAAAGCTACCGGGAAAACGCGGAATAGCTCTCTCTAGTGCTGGTTGCATAAACGGCCGCTTGTCAAACACTTCGTCTTTGTAACGACCACCAAACTCGTGCGCCTTAGCTGCTGTACCAAACACGCTTTTTCGCGGACCAGCAACAGCGTAACCCTTTTCTTTGTTCACAAAATAACGAATAGCCTTCTTCAGCTTGCGCTGGCCACGGGTCTTCGGTGGCTGGCCTGGGTTCGAGGCAGTTTTCTTCGATACCTTAATCGAGCCCCGAGCATCTTTGGCTATCGATGCAATCGCATGACCCACGTTTTTGAACGCCTTATCGGTGACAAAGCGACCAGTGCGCTTGTCGCGAATCGGCATCGTCACTTTGGACTTGAAGAAAATCATCAGCTAATTTCCACCAAATCAAGATCATTCCGAAAGGTTACGCGGACAATTCCAGTAAACTGATGCAGCTCTCGCAGATGCTGTCTCAACGGCGCTGCCACGATTTCAAGACCCTCCCAGACATGCTGGAGATCGTTTTTGAGTCGCTTCTTGGTCAGCAGCACGTAAATTTCTTGGGTAAACAGCATCAGAGCATCAAGCTCCTCAACATTGATTCTGCCTGTCGCTTTGTCCTGCTTGTCTTGTCCAAACTTCCGCCGGACAGCGATGTCGATTGGGGACGTAAACTGCACCGAGGTTCTGCTTGATAGGTCCATCGTCTGCGATATCGTGTGACTCACCACATCAACCCGCAGCTTGTCGCTTTCATCTATTGCCAGCTCGTCGGATTTGTTGTGTTCATGGTCCCAGTCCGCATAGCTGCGCTCAAGAATAAATCCACGCTGACTGAACTCCGCTGCCCTGAGCATTTCAAGGACAGATTTTGCGGCAGTGACAGTAGCAGCGGCCATTACGCAACTCGCTTCGTGCTAACACGCCATACCAAAAGCAGCACATCAAGTTGCACCGCTGGTATGTTCGCGCCTGGGGGCATAACTTCGTATTTGTACGTCTTTTCACCATCAACCATTTCGATCACATCGCCAACGCGCGGCTCAACATCGCCGAAGTCTGCTGCTGGTATGTGCCACTCGGTCATCAGCACCTTGCTGATCAACCCCTCCTCGTCAATTGCGTCATAGTCAGCATCTTTGCGAAGACCAACTACAACATCAGAGACCACGAGTCCGCCTTGCGTGTAAGAACACGGATCGGCGAACTCGCTTTCATTGAAGAACGTATTGGCGAGATCATTCTTCAGTTGGTCCCTGAATGTCAACAATTCATCACCTCACATACGTGCGACTACAGTAGCCTACGCGCCGTAAGCATAAGCGTACTGCACGCCAAACTGGGCAATCGAAACCGACGGCACGCCAGTACCGCTCGCCTTTTGCAGCTGCACGAACGGTTGCACGTTCAAGCCTGCCGTCAAAGCCGACATATCAAACGTGGTCCCCTCAGCAACGCGAGCACCGTCGACATAGAATTTCACATTGGCCAGGCCGTCAGTGAAATCAATCAGACACTTCTTGTAGACAGTAGCCAATGAAGCACCAGTTGCCACGTCGTTGTTGTCGTTGGTCGCGTCATCAGATTCAGCAACCAATGCGCTGGTGCTAACCGAACCTTCAATGCGAAACCAAGCGTTAGTCGCAACGCTGTCAGACACATCGTTCTGGGCAGCGCCGGCACCAAACACCAGCGTTGTCACGGCATCGACAGCAGCAACCTTGGCCACAAACCACATATGCTGCAGCTGGGCAACGTCGTAGGTCAAAACGTCGTTCTGAAACAACGTCACAATCTCCGCTTCGCTGTCAGCCGCAAGCGTCAGCTTCGCCGCACCACCATCCTCCGTAACATTGAGGTAGGTTGGCGCACCGGCGGAACTGGTATCCGCAATCGTCCAGCCGTTATGACCAGGCGTTGTGGTAAACGATTGGGCACGATCGAAATTGTCAATAAACGTTTTTACACCACGAGATACCATAATCAGATTTCCTTATTGTGCGTCGGGTTTGTCTACTGGAACAACCAGTTCTTCCGTCCGCAACAGGGTCTACAGGACAGGGGGAGGGCTTGGGTTTTCGTCAACAGGTTCAGCTGATGGCTCGGGCTCGGGCTCGGGCTCAACTGGTTCCGATTCCGACTCGGGGTCTGGTTTCGACTGCGGAGAAAACTCATCAATGGCAGCAAGCTTTTCTTCAAGCTCGCTCACCTTGGCCTGCAGCGATTCGGAGTGCGCCGTTGCTTCGGCGCACTCCTTGCTGACGGTCTCAAGGGTTTCAGCAATCACTGGCCGGTTACCAGCCAGTGATTGTAATTCTTCGTTCGTCATGTCAGATCCTCGGGTTCTCAAAAACGGTGCTGGTATCCGCCAACAACGGTTACAAACTATGCACCATCGTGACGCTGCGCACCACGGTGATCGATCGCCTTCGCAGCAAACGTCTGCATGATCGTGAAGTTCTGACACATCGTCGCGTCGTCCATCCACTCATGCGAAGCAGGAGTTTCTTGACCCTGCAGGAACGTCACCTCAATCGTGTCAACGCGATTCGGACTGGCAAACAAGTACCAGGCAGTTGCGCTATTGGCATCGAGCAACGGCTCAACAATCGGCTGCAACGTTCGGGCCGTGTTGAACACTGCCGAGTTGCCGCCAGAGGCAGGATCAGCTCCAGAGAACACTTGCTTGAGGATCACTTCCTCAAGTGCGGCTGGTCCAACAATGTACGTTGGAGTCAGATTCAAGATGTCCTCACTCTCGTTACCTTCGGGAGTGTTTAATCCACGCATCAGACGCATCAGCTTCTTCTGGGCACCAATGGTGATGTTCGTCGGCGTAGCCGAACCTGTAATCAGGTTGTCACGCTTACGAGCACCAGCTGCAACCGCGAACAGCGCGACCCCATCAGCCAGCAGCGGGTTGCCAGTCACTTCAGCCCAAGCAACCGCATTCACCGTCCGTGAAGCAGCATCGCCAAGCAGCTGAGGTCTGCGGCTCAAAGCATCAAGATCGTCGTTCACGATCAGTCGCCACGAGAACTGCAGAGTCTCAGCATGTGCTTCGACTGCGTACTTCTCCTTTTCTTCGGAAAGCTTGGCAACTTCAGGAGTCGAGTTGTCTGGCCACACCGGCAGATTCGCCGCTGCACCCAACTTCACACGATGGATGTCCTTGAAGTCGCTGACGCTCGTTCCTTGACGCATGGGACCACGCCAAGTCTGCGGCGCTTCCTCATACCCAACCTGGAGAGACTTGTTGACCGCATCGCGGGTGATCTCAGGAAAACTGCCGGTCGTATGAACCGCTATGTTCTTCAGACCAGCCTGGCGAGCGTAACCCATCGCTGCCATCGCAACACTAGTGCCATTCAACCGACGAATCGAATCATGCGAATGACCGTCAGCAAGCAGCGTCTCCTCAGCCAGCTTCACGAGCGGCATCGAAGCAAACGCCTGCCAATCTTTCGGCCGATCCTTCTCGGGCAGATGATCCTCCATCACCTCCTGCGGCGAGCGGGCGACGTGGTTCCAACGTCCTGCTTCGTCTTTCACAAGCCTTGGACTTGGGCTGACGAAGTTCTGCATCGAACGCACCAGCAGGCCAGCGCGGATAGCCTGTAGATGACGATCACGCGGCTGGTTAGGCGACAGATTAACACCTGTACCAAGCGTCGAGCCGTCTTCGTCCGCGACAGCTTTCTTTGCCTTTTTGAGCGCTTCGCGAACAGGACCAATGCCATCGGCTTGCAGACCATAGCAGGTTTCAGTCAGACCAGCCGGAACGTTGTCGTCGAACACCAATGAAACATGAGCGTCAACCTCATCACGCCATTCCTTGCGCTTTGCAGCGGCTCGCTGTTCCCGTGCTTCGATCACAGCGTCGATAGTCTCGACAGTGACGGCAGCAGCAGGTTGCGAGGTAGTCACAGTAGTTGTACCAATCGCGACTGGCACCGGAGTCTTGTCCACCGGAGTCTTGTCCACCGGGGCTGGCGCAGGAGCGGGCTTGCTAGCGCCATACACCTTCTCGTGATTGGCATCGAGCCAAGCCCAGGCCTCTTTGTCACTAAGTTTGCTGCCCATACCGGCAGCAACCAACTTGGCGCGGAGTTCTTTGTTCATTTCGTTTTCCTCATTTCCTTCGGGGGTTTCATCCGGCGGGTCTACACCCGTTGGAAGTTTCACGGAGTTTGCCGATGCAGCAACTCGCATCGGCTCCAACGTCAAAGAAAGGTTTTGCAAGTCGTCAGCAATCGCAGCCAATCGCTCCGATGTGATTGCCTTCGGCGTCGGTTCCTTGTCCTCCGCATCCGGCTCGGTAACTGCTTCCACCTTCTTTGCTTCATCAACAGAATCAACGAAACCAAGCTCCAGCGCTTTCGCAGCTGTCATCCAGTTATTCGTTGACATCATCTCTACCAGCTCGCCGTCTTCAATGCCCGTTCGAGCACTGTATGTTAAGCGGATCATCTCATCAGCGTTGTCAAGCAGGTTGATGTACTGACGCATCTCGTCGGCATTTCCCCAGACACCACCAGAAGCAGAATGGATCATCCAATGGGCATTGGCGGCAATGCGAATTTCATCGCCGGCCATCGCAATAATTGTTGCCGCACTAGCCGCAACGCCTTCGACTTCGATCACAACGTTCGCTGGATGTTTCACCAGCATGTTGTAAATCGCTGTCGCATCGAACACGTCACCGCCGCCGCTATTGATCCGCAGCTTGATGTTTTTCACTTTGCCGATGTCTTTGAGAGCATTGTTGAACCCATTGGCAGTCACGCCTTCATCAAGCCAGTCGTCGCCAATAACGCCATAGATCAAAATTTCTGCTTCGCTATTGGCCGCCGCGACAACCTTGATCTGAGACAAAACAGCTTCACCCTTGAAATTGCGACTCTTAACTCGCTTGCGGCGCTGGGCTGGGCTAGCGGCTACAGGACGAAACGCGGTCGCCTTGCCCATCGGTGGAACTGTTGCCCTCGGTTCACGCGATTCACGTTGAAACTGAGCAGCTTCGGCTGGAGACAGTTTTTTGTATTTTTCCTCAAGCTGCAGGATCTGTTGCTCCGTAAGATCGCGATACGACTGCGGCGCTTTTTCTGGATTGCTCATTTCGCATTATTCCAAATCGGAGTGTACGGATAACCAAACGCCTTAGAACGATCAGTTGCTTCCTCGCCTTCTTCAGTCTCCTCGTCGCCCTCTTCTGATTCCTCGTCTGGCTCAGGCTCTATCTTTTCTTCCTCCGCTGATTCTTCCTCAGCTGGCGGTTCCACTACTGGAGCTGCACTCTTAATGCCAAGTGCTTCCTTCCAGATCGATTCGGGCAGACCAAGCTCCTCGCACTGTTCAATAAACTCCTGCTTCTCCTGCAAGATTTCACGCCAGTCGCGGCCACTTTGGCCTGCCTCGCGCTGCGGGCTCGATGTCGACGCCGCAACACGCAGCGAACCGGCTGTTGCGTCGTCCTTCGGATTGATCGACCTGGCAACAGGACCTTGCCAGTTCGTGTTCAAGTAATCGCGTCGGCGCAGTTTGTATTCAGCAACGGTGAATCGAGCAACGTCATCGAACAACCCGCTAAGTACTGCTGCATCAATCACCGCTTCGTAGATCGGCTGGCAGAAACCAGATGCAAACCAATCCTGCAGCTCCTCGATCTCTGGCCATGCGTCGTTGTCAGCACTACGCTCCGAACTGAAGCTACTTTGGCGATAGTCGCCGGTAAGCGTACTCGTCTTCACGCCTGGCATCGAAACCGCTTCGCTGCGAATGAAATGATTGAGAAAACCTTCGGCATTGCTGTTCGGTCTAGTCGGATTAATCATCTGCAATTCGCCAGTTCGCCCAAGATCAAGCACCATGCCAGTTTGTAGATTCGTGAGCGGGTTGCCGTGAGCATCCATCAAATCGCGATCACCAGAACTATTATTAAGTCCAATCCCGCCAGTCTTGCCGGCGGATCGCCGATAACCAACAACGAAGCAAGCCGCCATCTCCGCAGCAGTCAACTCCGAATACTCATAGTTGCGTCGGTCATCCATCGTCAACAACGCGGCTCCAACCCACGGAGTCCCAGAAAGCTGATCGATATCGTCCGCAGCATACAAATGCTTCATGAACTTCGCTTCGACTCGTTCTGATGTATTTCCAAGGTCATACTGATCATTCACCCGCGACTTCAGCACATGGTAAGCAACCACTCGACCTTCAGAATCAAGCTCAAGACCGTTCCAGAATTTGCCGCCGTGCTTTTCCGCATCCAACCGATCCACGTGAATCAACTGAATTTGCAACGGCAAGAACAGGGCTTTTGCCCGCTGTTCTGCTGCTGTCAGCTCGTGCATGCGAAACAGCGTGCCACCAGAAAAAATTGCGGCACGGAGCGCTGTCTTTGACAACGGCGTGAAGTGCTGGCCGCTACTGCCGGGCTTGCCTCGGTAGTCGCACTCCTTCACGAACTCTGCCCACACTTCTCGGGCTCGTTTGCGGAAAGCAATGTGAGGGTTGCCGCGCACGCCAGTCGCCTGTGGCTGCGGCGACATTCCTCGGCCGACCACCTTGGCTCCAAGTGTTCGCGACATCTTTTTTGCTTGCGGGCAATTGCGATACAGATTCCACGCACGCCAACGCAATCGATCGATTTGCTCGCGCGGCACATCGTTCTCGTGCGGTGAGCCAGTGACGCGGCCTTTCAGTCGATCCGACTTCCCCGCTTCGTAGCCAACATGACCACCACCGAGCATCTTGCGCATTGAATTATGATCAGACGAAGCAGCCTTGATGCCTTCGGCGTACTGTCGATGCGCAAGACGGTTGGCATACCAGCTGGGGCTGATTGCGGAAGCCATGCTGTCTATCATGCGTCCAAGCATTAAATCGGCCTGTCGATTTGGCCAAGCGAAGCCATCATGCCGCCACCTGCTTCACCTGCAAGTCTTTCGAGCAGCCCGTTTTCGCGTTCTGTCAATTTCGCGAGGTCCGGAGCTAGCAAAGTACGCTCGGCTGCCGAATAGCTTTGACGCAGCAGACAAGCCGAGATTGCGACCTGCACTTCATCAAGCTGTTCCTGGGTAGTTGCCATGGCCGATTATTGGGCCAAACTGCCAAGGCTTTATATAGACGAAGTAGACGCCGGCTCAGAATGGGCATCGCCACTAGAGCCAACAGGGTGCCCCTGGAGACACGATCGCCGGTTTTGATGGACTGGACCCTGGACCCTGGGACCAGATCCGACGACAGTCTGGGAGCACCGAACAGGTCTTTGTGGGGATTGGAGCCCGAGCGGCTCTTTTACGGGAAATGGCGGGGAAACCTCCTCCGGAGTGAACCCGCTGGAGGCGATGCGTCGGCGTTTCACGCCGACGCAGGTAACTGCGCCCCCCTTGCGTGCACAGGTCACGCCCTCCTTTGCGCGCCAGCAGAAACGCAGCGAGACGGGCCGATTTGGTATAGAACGTCGCCGCGATTGACGGAACGGCTGCTCTGCGAAGGCTCCAAGGGGTGTTTGGCTGACTGGACCTACTCAAGCCACTTCGCATACGCGAGCACATCGATGGCTGGCGCTACTGTGACCGACAAGCTCGCGGATCTCATGGGGGCCGACACCGTTGTCTTTTGCATTGTTCGCTGAAGTCTTTCAAAGTGAGTGAAATCCGATGCCCGGCCCCTTTGGACGATCGCGATTGATTTCCGCTTGCTTGCATTAGGGTTTTACAAGACGCTATGGTATGTTGCGGTCCATGTGCCGGCGCTCAAACCGCAAGCCGGGGATCGAAGTAATGTTCAGTCGTCTTTCAAGGCGCGATTCAAAACGCTTATCAGCTATCAGCAAGCTTATCAGCTACTGATTGCCACCCCTTCTTTCCACCGCCGACATTCCGAAATTGAAAAAGACGGAGGTCAACACACGATGACCGAACAGACAAGTTTTTCGTTCAGACACGGCGGTTTTGTCACAGTGATGCTGTGCCTGGCCTTCTCTACCCGGGCAATTGTCGGTGCGGAGCCGACAGGTCGCGCGGCTGAAGATGTTGGCGAGCAACCCACTTTCGTGACGGTGACCCGTCAAGATGGTTTATGTGTGGTCAAACCGGGCGAGACGGAAAAAGTCCTGTTCCGCTCCCAAGATCCGCGGCAAGCCATCGAGTGGGCGCTCCGCCATAGCCGGACCGCGATACTCACGGATGGAGAATTCAGCGTAAGGGATGGCGTGCGGATCCCGCGCTCCGGCGTCACGCTGATTATTGCGGAGGATGCGACGCTGCAGGCAGCCGTAGGCGCGCAATTGACGGCCGTCTCGGAAGGACATGGGGACTACCGCCCGTTGATTCATAACCAGGGCATGGACAAGGTGGCCGTGATCAACTTCGGGACTCTCCGCGCGTCGATACGCGGGGGAACGTGCATCATGTTCAACGGCCGTAGCAATGGAGAGCTCGGCATCAACGGAGGACTGGTCTTCTCGACGGGCACCCTGGCCCAATGCGGCGACGCGATCTGGTTGGTCGATTCGAAGAACTTGCAGATCCCCTTTGCCGGTGCCAAGAGTTACGACAATAACCTGATGGCCATCGAGGGCTGCGAAGACCTGCAGATCGACGTCGTGGCGGGACTGGCTGGCAGTAAGGCCGGGGAAAACGAGACCATCGATCTGAACAGCTACAGCCGACGGATTACCATCCGTCGCATGATCGGCACGTCACCCTCCGAACAGGTGCTGGACGTCAACAATTCCACCGATATCCGTGTCGATGAGATCGTCGGTTATACGGGAGACGAAAAGTTCCGGGAAAGCCTGGTCGATGTGATCACTTACGGCCCTCAAGGGCGGCGACTGACGCAGCGGCCGCGGATCCCCAAATCAGAAAACGTTGACATCCGCAAGAAGCACGTGGCCGAGCAGAGGATCCGCGAGTGGCAGATTGTCGCCGAGGTGGAAGGTCTGCCGGAGACTCTCCCGGTAATTCGCGCAACGGTGCGGCTGATCGGCAACCCGCAGACAACGCCGGTGACCGTTCTCCAGCGGACCTATCAACTGCGCCTTGGCGATACGCCAGCGGCCACGGTGGTGGAGTGACGAGGAGCCCACGAAGGGATGGCTCAGAAATAACTTCCCGAGTTCATTTTTCCCCTCACCTTGATCCTCTCCCCCGCTATTCGCTGCGCGGCGGGGGAGAGGAGACAAATGAGGAAGTTATTTCTGAGCCATTCCCAAGCCCGGCGGCGTCGCGGGGTGGGGGCCGACGGAAATAACCAAACCAATGGGAGTTCGCGATGTTCACCATCCGCTGGCGTTCGCTTTGCGACGCCGTGCTAATCGCGGTTGCCGGAGCCGCCTTGTCAGCGAACGTTGCACCGCCCGAACTGAGCCGCCACGCCTCCGCGATCGAGCGGAACCTGCACGATGCGATCGTCGCGTTCTGGCTGCCACGTTCGATCGGCGAACAGCACGGCGGGTACCACATCAACTTCCATTTGGCCACCGAAGTTCGCCGGGCTCTGGAACTTGCCCACCACCTGTTTGAAACGCTCGAACGCCACGCCCATGATCCGGAACATGGAGGATATCAAGAGTACTTCACGCCTGAATGGAAACACGCCGGGTTCGAGAAGCCCAACTTTTTTCGAGACGTAGCCCCGTCGTGAGATGTGTTGGCTGTTGCGCGCTCAGGACGAACCGTCATTGTGCAGTTGGGAATCCACCCGAAACTGCGTCGGCTTCATCGTCCGACGCAGTTTAGCGATTGCCCCTGCCAGTTAGGGTTTAGCCTATTTGGCAGCCCCACTCGGACGTCAAAAACCCGAGATTCTAAGCCTTCCGACCGCCTATTTTTGCTCGAACCCTATTTGTCATGCTTTAGGCAACGAGTCATTCCCAAAATTCAGGCGTTAAGCTGCCCTTCAAATTGGGAAGTTGATATCTACGTAAGGCGGCTATATCTCTGCACTTACCGAAAATGAAGTCCAACTTTACGTACCTCTTTGCGCTTCTACCCGTTCTTGGACTTCTTGGACATCGTAAAGTTCAGCGTCAATTGAACAACAGAAGCGGTCGTTACGGAAAATCTTATAGACAGTCTTGGGGACTTTAGCGATTACCATTTGTCCTCCTTCATACGCCTCCCAATGGGAGACAAATTGCCCCACACTGGAGGGGCTTTTGAACAATCTAGGAATTCTGCCAAGCTAGGGAAGTCGCACCTCTGCTATCTCGGTTTTCGTCATTTTGGTGCCATCCACAAAATCATTGCGAACGTTGATCACCCATTCAGTTCCGCAGGTATCGCACACGTAGCAGCGTTTTTGCAGGGGGCCGCTAACCTGCCGCCACCACTTGCGCCTAGCGGCTCGTCCGCCGTAGTTCCCCCAACATGTTGGACAGCGCAAGTGCTGCTTAACCTCTTGGTGATTATTGGACTGCCGTGGATCGGCACCGCTCGAAGCCTCAACAGGAACATAGCAGACACCGTTCACAACAATCGTCAGCTGATCACTCGAGCTAACGCCATCACGCTCAATAGTCATATCGGCTGGAGATTCTTCAGCGATTGGCGAAGCTGCCGGTGGTTCCCTCCGCTGCATTTTGGCCGCTTTACGCGGAGTCGTTGGTTTTTTCTTAGCCACAACAAAGCCTTTCGTTTCAATTACCATCTTGCACCACCGTCCGTATCAGTCCCTGGAGATATCACGGCTGATTTCTTTGGCACTTCCTCTGGCGGAGGTGCGCTCAGCACATTCACGTCCAACATCGCAGCACCTGCGTCAGCAAGATAACTGGCGTCAAGCCAGTGATTCTGCACTCGCCCCGTCTTTACCACCCAGACCCGCTTGACCTGCCCACGTATCACTTTCTCAGTTTCAATCTCCGAAGTAATATGGCGAGCAAAGCCGTGATGCTCACTGCACTGCTTAGGCATGCGCTTCTCAACGTAGAACCGCTCGGTGTCTGTCATCGAACCATAGACGTAGGCAGCCCCCGCTTTGCCCTCTGGCGTCAGCCACCTGGCGTGCTCGAAGCTTTTCCACCTGTCAGTATCGCAGTTCACCAGCCACACGCCTCGCGACCCCTGCACGTCTTGTAGGTCCATTCGCCAGCCATCCCCAGGAACACATCGCTCAGTTGCTGAACGAGCTGGGCTAAAGTTAATCGTCGCACAACCATTGCTCTTTCCATGTCCCTTCGAAGGATAGATGCCAAGGCCGATATCCAAGCAAGCAAGATACACCGTTGACGATTGCCAGCCAGAGTCAACCAGCGTCAAGCCGACCTGCATCTCAGTACCGTCCAGCCTGCAATACTTCTGCGCGGCAAGCTGCTCCATACGACCTACGATCGCACGATGCACAGCAATCTCAATCCCCTCATCAGACCCATATGTCGTACCATGCGTTTCATAGAATCCATAATCAATCACGTAGTTCGTTGCATCAGGGCGCCAAGCTTTGATCACCCAATGAAGGCCAGTCTTTTTGATGTCCATTCCCTGCGTCAAGATCGTGCAATCTGGCGGAATCACGCCGCGCTCATAGCCCGACAACCTGAGCTGCACACGCCTAGCGCTGATTCCTGACTCAACTGCAAACGTTTCGTCTGGCGGGTCGTTGTCATACTCCGTACTAACAGCATCCTGACCATCGCGAGCTACCTTGTTGTAATAATGCTGCAGCGCTGATTCCTCGATTCGCGTACCATCAGCAAGCGACTTGCCGTTGTATCGATTATCGTTCGCGCACTTCGCCCCCTCGTCCATTGCTGTTCGGTTCTCAAGGTAGTACGCGTGTGATTCGCGGCAGTGCGGGTCGTCACTAGCACCAGATGCAAAGGCACGATGGTTTTCGTTGTACTTCTGCATGTACGCTTCCCATAAATCCATCCGCAACGGAGGCTTCACGAGGAATCGAAATCTTCGCCCCTTCCAGCTCGGTTTCAATACTGGATCAGTGTACTTGTAGGCACACGATACTGGACTTTGAATCGTTCCCAATAGAATCCGAGCAATCGGATTCTGCTGGTCGCCAAGACCACCGATCGCCCGATCGATCCTGTTTTCTAGTTTCTTCGACTGGTCCTCGCTTCGTGCCGTCTCCTCCGTATCGGGATCGTCAATCGCAGCCAATCGCGGCCTTCGCCCTTTCTTTTTCAAACCACGAACAGCTGCATCAAGCCCCCGTGTTGCAATGATTGCGCCTGATGCTGGGCTGCCTGGTACCTTCGGAAGGATAATTTCACTGCCACACCAAGTGAACCGACTTTTCGCCATCTCGTAAGGCTCGCCGTTATCGTGACGTTCACCGCTAACAACTTGGTAATGCGCTCGCTGTGGAGTGTTTTCCAAAGCGCGGACTGGCGTGCATACCTCTGGATAGTCCTCGGCAAGCAGCACATTCTCCTCGATCGCTGTCTTAATCGTGTCAAGGGAGTTATCAGCCAGCGTACCCGTGGCTTGAAACAGGATCGAATACGGCAGCACGCCTTGAAGCGTGTACTTCAGAATCAGCCGCTCCAAGATCGTCGTCTTACCTTCGCCGCGCGAAGCAGCTGTTGCTTGGTCACCACCATTGACAATCGCATTTCCGAAATCGGCAATCATCGAAGCTTGCTGTGTTGTAAATGCATACCAAAACGGATCGTGAATCCCACTCTTCCGGCTGAAATAAAACATCAACCAGTTAATATCGTCCGATTCTAGTGCCTCTCTACGATCGCGATCCTTGCAAGCTTCCACCCAGACAACCCGCGTATCCAGGCGTTTGGTTCGCTTCCGCTGTGCATCCCGAACTCGCTCGTCAGTAATCCCAACAATCTGCTCAAGCTCTTTCTGAACACCAGCGATCTCCTTGAGTTTTTCACGCGCTCGCTGCTGCTGCTCACCTATAGTCGCCATCTACAAGCCCAAGGGGTGATACGGAACTGGCTACCAACAATCAACAATTCAGCACGAGCCCATTCAACTGTCTCGCGCAAGCCCACAGCAAGCATGGACAGCCGGACTATTTGTGAAGTGTCGGACCAGGCGGTGGAATACGCTGGGGCGTGTACCCCTAGGAGGACCCATCTGCTTAGGCGCCCGCAACGACAATAGTGGCGTAACCTGTGGCTATCTCGCCGTTCGGAGCGTAGACGGCCTTAACAGCAACTACATAGGTCCCTGCCGTAACTGCCGTTATCAAAACCTTGATATCCTCATGATCGGCGGCGGCGTTTGCCTCCACGAACGTTATCCCGCCTGTCGCGCCACTATCCAACGTCACAGAGGTGATCGATTGAAACCAGCCATTCACCGGGATGTCGTTTGCGAAGCTCACAGCAATTAGCTTCTCATCGCCAACCCGCATTGTCTCGGGAACCGTAGCAGCAAGCCCTGTTAACGTGCCTTTGAGAACAGCTGTCCGATTCGGCGGAACAGGCACCTGTGAAACCGGAGCTGGGTTTAGCTTCGTAAAGATCAACTCAGAAAACGTAACAGCGCCTGTCAGCGTCACGCTAATCGCAAGAATATCAACGTTCGTCTCAGCAGCCGTCAGAGCCAGGCTCCATAGATTATTGCTGTCATAAGCAACGCTATTTGTGGCTAGTGCCACAGTGCCATCTTTTGCAAGGTACACAACAGGCGTCCCCGTTGTTTCAGGCACAAACGTCGTTGCATTAAGCAATGGAAAATGAATCGTTTGAGCGAGGTTCTTATTCATGGCTCTGATCAATCCTTATTTGCTTGACAGTCACTTGACATTGAGAAACTCAGTGACCGGTAAAATTGCATGGTAAGTATCGGCAGACCCTTGGTCACCTGTGAAGGTCACAACAATTATTGCATCAGCAGTCGCTGAAGCATTCGTCGAAACATTGAACAAGATGCCTTTGCCAATAGCCACGGTTATTCCGTCAACTATTGCTTCGGCCGCATTTGCAACTGCCCCGGTTACGTCCAAAAACGAAGCGGCCGAAGTCGCATCAACCGTTGACAACGTTTCGCCTGCCTCAAGAACAAGCGTTGCATCGAAAATCAGATCACGAGTTCCGCCTGGGCTAGAGATTGCACTATACATATTTATTTTCGCCCCTCTTCATATCGGGATGGCAAAAGTCCTGCAACACTCCGCACAATCGCCGCTGGTTGCTCGATAGACACACTCGCAATCGCCTGGACAATTTCATTAACAACAAAATCTATAGCTGCAATATGGTAGCGATAAGAATATCCGATCGCCCTACGGTCCACCGGTCGTATGTCCCCATCAGGGACCAATGACGGCGCGAGGTACATCGCACCAATCGGCACCACAGACATTCGTTTTTCTTTAGAGTCAATCGCCATATTACGGTGCCGCACCTTCCTCCTCAGCATAGGTCGTCGCATCATCACTAAGCGTCTTCTTCCACTCTGCTGTCCCGCCGTCATCGTAAAACGTCTTTTCTGTTGCTGTCACCGACACTTTATTTCTAAGAGCTGCATATAGATAACCGATTTTAGCAGCGAGCGTTTCATTCGCAGCAGGAACACCAGTCGGCTCGGCGTTAGCGGTCACAGTCAAATCCGCCACACTAGTAATCGTTCCAGCAGTGATATTCGTCGGCGTTGCCAACGTTGCCACAGCTGTGTCAAGTTCCGCCTTTGTTGGTGGGTCATAGGCATTCAGCGCGTCGGTAACCTCGCTTTCAACGTCGATATCCCATGAGCTGCTCCACGGTATCGCTGTCAGACCCGATCCCGTGCCAATAATGCTCGTCAAGGAATTTGCATCGACCTGATTGGCAACCGTAAACACAAATTGATCCGTTTTTACTTTGACAGCATCGATCACAGTATCAACCGTAGTTATCAAACCGTCAGTAGTCGCATGCAGGCCAGCTGCTGTGCCAGCTGCATCAGGAATCACCGTATTCGCCCCATCAGTACCAACCATGTCGGTATTCGTGGTGCAAGTATCAACTAAATCGACGTTTACAACAGCACCCGCAAGGGTTGTAATCGCTCCAGCCGAAACAATGTCGGTCGCAGCAACATCGTTCAGCGCCGCAAGCGTTGCTGGAATCGTCGTGCCTGTGTCGACCAAAATTGCATCGACAATGCCATCAACAGTTGCCAATGCAGCAGCTGTGGCATAGTTAGGTTGAATATCTGCCGTATCGACCAGAACGTCAGACAGCCGCACCGCACCAGAATTTGCCACTGCGTGCCCTGTACTTAAATCTTCATCCCACACAACATCGGAAATCGCAGCAGCTGTTGGAGCTGCTGCCACCATGTCAGTATTCGTCGTTGTCGTCGCAACTAGCGTCACGTTTGCCACAGCGTCAGTAGCCGGATTAAAGTAACTTGCAGCAACTAACGTTCTCGCGTCCAATTCCGCTGTTGTTGGCACGCCGTCTATCAGTGTTTTCAGTGCACCTAAACCATCTGTGCCATTACTCAAGTCAGTCTGGATTCCATCAACTACCGTATCGATCGCCACGAATCCGGTTGCCCCATTGGCCAACGCGTATGTATCGCCAGTTTGCACGGTATGGCCGGTAAGCGTTGCGACATTCGTGACATTCACAACCGTATCGGCAGCAGGGTCGAAATACGACGCCGCAACCAATGTCCTGGCATCAAATTCTGCCGTTGTCGGAACATCGTCAAGCTGACGGAGTACACGGGCTTTTGCGTGTCTGGCTTCCTCCAGCTCGCCGATCTGCAACATCGCGGCGTCGAATTCGCTTTCACGCTGGGACCACACTTGGCGGCCGGATGCCGCAGAGGTTGCCGCGGTAGAAGCTCGCGTTTCGACGACGCCGGCCGCAGCCAACACGCGCTGGGCCGCTTGCTGCGAACGAGCTGCATCCGTCTGCGAAATGGCTATCTGGAACGCCTCGTAAAGCCGCGCTCGTTGGGCGTCAAGCAATTCATGATCGGCTGCAGCAGCCTGGGCGGCGACAACTCGCAAATTGCCGTTCACATTGCCCATTACGTCGCGAAATGCCCGTCCGAGCTCTTCGTCATACCCGGGTGATTCCGTCTCACGGGCCGGAGGCAGCCCCAAAACGTCCCGTAAACCTTTGCTGGCCATATGCTGTCTCCCCAATATTTTAGATGCAGTTAGCGGTAACACATGGATAAGCAACGTCTATACCTAAACGTTTCGCGGTTTTGAAAAAAAAAGCGAGATTCTCGCCCATGGCGCGGCCATAAATGCTTAACGGCGTTATCCGTCACACCGAACGCAATTCGCGCTGACCGCTGGGCACGGAGGTTGCATCGTCTTCGGCAGAATCGTCTCGGCCGTAACTCGCATCGGTGAGAACCACCGCAGTACGAAGCGGCCCTGACTCTCATCGTGCGCCGCCGCCCCAGCTACGGATTCGACCGTGTTGTCATGGCATTCGGGGCCTTTGTACGTTCGGAGATGCGTGCCCACTAGCTGTTGGCACGTAGCGAAAGGGTGTACCGACAAGCCATCTAATAGATCGGAGGAACGATAGCGACTGGGCTGTGCCGTCGACAATGTCGTGCATCTCGACCAGATCGAGCCCGCCTATGCCTTGCACGGTGAAGGGACCGCGAAAGGAACGGTTTCTGACATAATCTCCAAAAAAAGGAATGTAGTCGAAGAAGCCGTTCGTCGCGCCCCAGCGCGTTCCGCTGACCCCCTTGTACGAACTGGTGGCGATTCCCTCGGGGCCGACTTCCTGTGCAATCTGCGTCGGCGCCATCAGTGGCGGGACATCGGAGTCGGAGGGACATTTGAAAATGCTGAGCGGAGTTCGCATGACGGGCAGATTGTCAGGATGCCTGTTTGCCAGACTGCTGTCGTACTGATCGTAGTGAGCCTGTTGCTCCAAATACGGCAAAATATGTATGGCCCAGTTGGTCGTGTCTATGCCGGTCCGTGGATCGCCGCGGTTA